CCCGCCTGTTCCAGCGTGATACCAGAACCTTTTTGTACAACACACGCTACAGATAGTTTCTCTCCCTTACACCGGATTTTTTTATACCGGAGCATAGGCATGAGGGAATCTAGACTGTAACGGCACTCGTCAACACCTTGCGCATTTACACGCAATGTGTCCCACAGGTACACAGCGACGTTTTTAACATTTATAACTCTCAACTTTCCCGTGTTACGAATATACGAGAAGGTATATGAGTTATTTTTGTTAAAAGTGACTGGTTTATAAAACCACTCACTTCGAGGCTTATCGACCTGTATCCCAGAAGTATCGGGATAAGACGGTGGAACCTGATGAAGTCCATCTGAGTATAGTATTCCTTCACAAAGAAGGAAATCTAACGTCTCAGGGATTTCGGCAGGGTCCCATCTAAGGGTGAGTCCGTTATAGAGTTTGTAGATGAGTTGAACGTAAGAGGATCGAGTATGACGGTGATATGAACCCTCGGGACTAAAAGGGCGCACATCAACACCGTGATAGCAATCGCTACCACAGCTTTCCCTGAAAAACGTTTCGACATGTGTCTTGTCCTCATTAAGTAGTAGGTGCAATCTTGGAAAGATAGCAGCCACATACTTATGAATGCTACGGGAATAGATTAGATCATCCCCGTAGACGGACACGAATGTGTCAACGTTCCTCAAGTTCCCTATAGCCTTTATAAGGCTATAGAAAACAAGAGTTTGGAGTGGAAATGTGTCTCCATCACCCATTGTAAGATAACTTTGTAGTGTTATCTTGTCACCTCCGTATGTAACGTAGGGGACACGGCCAAGCATAATAGCTTGATACCATCGACGGGGAAGGAGACGCATTAGCAACTCGCGCGAGATCGAATCGGATGCGGATGATAAATCAGCCGTTACCAAAGATCTAGTACGAGAGCCACGGATAATATACCTCTTATGTTGCTCTTGCAACCGAGATATATTAAGTCCGTACTCCTTAAGTCTAGAAGTCAAAAGCTTTCCAATTCCTTGGGTATAATAACTACCAAGGAGTGTAGGTGGCTTTACGACACGCAAAGACTTAAAACTCTTAGGAACAAGGAACAGGGGGAGGGTGTCACACATTTCATACATGTGCTCACGATTATTATGAGCACCTGCAAGAAAGTTGCTTAGTTGATTATCAGCAACTAAATGGTTTCTAAACCATTTTATGTGTGAAGATGTTCCTGTTAAAGCACGTGTTAACTTGACGTGCAAATAGGAATCCCTAAAAGGAACTCCTACACAGGATCTTTTGCCAAATCGGCAACAGCTGTGTAACTCATCTTCATGGAATTTTCCAAGAATAGAAGATATAATTCTTCTCGCCTCCTTCAAGACCAGCAAACTTGCTGTATCTAACTGAAGAGGGATAGCTATGCGAGTTTGAGTATCCAAGAATTTCTTCAAGGTTAACTCTTCAAGCTGGCTATCAGAGTACACATCATTTTCAAACCGATACCTCTTAAACAGATTCTGTAGTTGGTACATCTTCTTAAATAAAGGCACAGATAAATTATATTTATCTGGCCAGATGTATTTTCTACAAAAATGAGAGTCTTCCTGAAAACGCTGTATAAGCGTTTTGAAGACGTCTCCTGAATGAGAGGCAGCAAAGTCCCTCGCCAAACAAACCCAGAGTTTCCTCATGAGTTTGTCAGAATTTAACCTATTTTCCATGATTATCACCAATGGTTAGGGTTAATGCCAAAATTGGCTAAGCAAGGGAACCTGACGCCCAGAACGCGGTATAATCAGAATCAGACAGAAACTGGGCACCCATCATATTAAGATTGAGTGCTTCGGCAGCTGTCGATTCAGGATGTACTTCGCGTTCAATACGTATCAGATTGAATACCACTTTGCCGGATGAAAGGATCTTAGGTTCGACGTATGTTATACTCTTCTTATCTTTAGAGTACACACCGTCTACACCCAGAACAGGATTCCTGTTCTTGGCAGTAAGATTCTCTCTAATCCGAAAGTCGGTTTGAGCTGCGTTGGCCAAATGTACGCCATTGGCGACAGTTGTACCATCAGAAGTGAATGTCATATCACTTCCGCCTGTTGGTGTCATGGCGGATGCTCCGTCCTTGACAATTGAAGCTTGTAGGGTCATTATTGACTCCATATCTGAATTTTACCCAATGAAGGGTAGTTGGCTACCTTCTTCTCGACAGGAGATTTCCTAATCTCTGAGATAGTAAGGCAGCAGAATCGAGTACGTGATTGAAATCACGATAGTCGAGGTTTACCGGTGGCAACACCGGTAGGGCCTGGTTTACCTGACGGATTAGCTTAGTTTCAACCTTCTCGATATGGGAAGGTGAATACCCTGACAGTGTATATCCCCCAAGGGGGTATACGCTAACGAGTTCTCGGGTCTCCTTAGTCACACTTTTTTGACTAACAGAGTTACCAAGATACGTAACTGAAAAGGTAGGCCGAATTGCCTCTAGCCATGGTCCAACACGGAAAAACCAGTCTGCCACGAACGAAAGTGGTATCAACTCCCAAGCTATACCAGGAATGTCCCAGGGTGATAACCCTAGGTCTTCGAGTCTAGAAAGGGAGGAGGATGATACTCTATAGTACACTGTACAAGATGTACTGATAGAAGTAACCACAGTCGTTTGAAGGCGGGCGTTAAGTCCATAAAACATGGTATTACTACCAAGAGAGGTAGAGATATCATTAAACTTAACAGTCCCTGAAGCACGAAGCAACCCCTGACTTTTGCGGAAACCTTTCTTTATCAACGCAATGGCATCAGAAATATCCTTAAGTAATGGTCGAAGACCATACCTATAGGAAAGCCAAGCGTTAGAAAGGTTTTTTACAGAAGGTGAGGAAAGAAGCTTCAGTACTTCCCGGAGTGGGTTCTTGAGGAAATGGATGGTTTCCATCAATTCTCCAAGAATCACGCCTCCCTGCAAACTAGACCCTTGGCACTTATTATATGCCTTTACGAGTGCTTGGTTTGCAAGGTTTTGGTTCCACGCGGTATTAGGCATAGCAGCATAGCTACTAGACCACATACAGGCAAGAGCTCCTGATACGATATTATAATCGTAAGGAGAGCCTTTGTCTTTACACGTAAAACCGCCAGCCGTAACTTGACCGGTACAGGACCTGATAGTCACGGGATTTACCCGGAATATACCAGGCCTGAACGCACCTCCATAAACAGAGTCGATTGACTTGTATAAACCGACAAAACGGTTAGGGTAACTAAATGGATTAGTTACAGGCTGACCGCTGCCGGAATAAGAAGTTAACCACAATGTAGGAGCTGCTAACAGTTTATCTGTTACTTTAAAGGTCATAGTTACCTCCGATGAGCCTTATCGGGACACCTTCGTGGTGTTATGAGCCCTGTACATACAGG